ACAGTACCACTTTGACCAGCAGTAAAGGCGTTAACCTCATCAGCCTTAACACCAGAGATTTCAACCACAGTACCACCACTGTTCTTAGTGAAAATCTTACGGTCAGCGGTGTTCAGGGCAAGTTCTGCCTCTGTTAACGCACCAGCGCCGGGGACAGCAGTGGTCGTTGAACTGTTTTTAATAATAATCGTATTAGCCATTAGTAAGAGCCTCCGTCAATAGTGGATGTGTTTTGTAGGGCAGTGTCAGCGAGAGCACCTTGAGCCGCTGTAGCGTAATCAGTTGAAGCAGTCGCCGCTGCTGTGCCTAGTGTAGGTTGGTTTATTAAGTCAGTGTAACTACCAGTTGTTGCTACCGTAGCTAAGTCTGCTGGTTGGGTAGCTGTATCTGCCAAAGCCCCTTGAGCCGCTGTAGCAAAATAACCAACATCTTCAGCCGCCGCTGTGCCAATATCTGCTGGTTGTACTGATGTGTCAGCCAAAGCCCCCTGAGCCGCCGTAGCGTAGTCAGAAGAAGCTGTNGTAGCCGCAGTACCAAGACCTAGGTTTGTACGCGCTGTGGCGGCACTGGTGAGGTCTGAGAGGTTGTTGGCAGCTAATAGCCCACCTGCGTCACTGTCAGTTAACGTAGCCCATGAGGAGCCTTTGTAAACCTTTAGGGCATTTGTTGTCGTGTTGTAGTAGAGAGCACCTGAGACAAGTGGGTCACCATCGTTGTCAACAGTAGGGTCACTAGCTTTAGAGCCTAGGTATACATCATCAAATGTATCTAAGGCAAGCTCTGCGGCTGCTTGTGCGTCCTCTGCCAACCCTTGTGCAACACCTGCGGCATCACGAGCCGTTTGTGCGTCAGTTTTAGCTTGCTCTGCGTTTTGAGCCGATGTGTTAGCAGCAGAGGCANTGTTAGAAGCTGCTGTAGCTTGAGCAGTTGCTGTACTTGCGCTAGTGTTAGCTGAAGAAGCTTGGGTTGTAGCTGTTCCTGCACTACTAGCCGCTGCTTCTGCTGAGTCTTCTGCTGCTAAGGCTTGTGCTGTTACAGCAGCTAAGTAAGAATCTGTAGTACTGTCACCAGACCCACCAAGTCCACGAAAGATTGCCATTATTTAGTTCCCTTAGGTTTAGTTTTTCTGGTCTTTGCAGGAGGACTTTTTTGTACTTCTTCTTCTACTACTTCTTCGTAGTCTTCTTGTAAACGAATCTGTTCAATGTCATATTCATTATGAAATTCTACAAAGTTACCACTTTGTTTACATCTAAATTTAGCCATTTGTTCTCCTCATTTGTGGAGCCTACTTTAGAAAATAGACTCTACAAATAAGGTTGTGGAGCCCGAAGACCCCACAAACCTTAAGCGCTATCAGGCAGCCATTGCGATTGCAACAGCGGCTTCATCACGCAACTCTTTCACGCCATACAGCATGTCAGAGGTGAACAATGTTGCCAAGTAGTCTTGCTTGTACTGAGTCTGTGCGCGAACGCCCATCTGCTCTGCCAACACAAAGGCGTCCTTGTGGAACATCATACCAATACGAGCATCGCCAGTAGCGGTTTCGCAGTTGGTAGAAACGTAAACCTTCACGCCGTAGACGTTACCGATTTCACCGTTACGGATAGTGTTACCACTACCAACGTCACCCACAAAAGCTTGCTCAGTGAAACGAGCCAAGCCCATCATCACGTTACGAGCTACAGGAGGCAGTACCAACACACGATTGTCCATAGGCACGTCTGCATCATCCAACGTCTGGATAACCTTACGGATACCAGCATCAGTGATTGCAGCTTCGTTGCCACCCGTGTACAGGGTAGAACCGTCAGAAGCGATAACAGCTTGGTCATAAGCAATAGTACCGTCACCACCTTGAGCATTACGACCCAATTGAATCAGGTCGGTATCTACTTGACGAGCCAAAGCGTAGCCAGCATCAGCAGTATAGAACTGACGCAGTGAAGACAGAGCTTGGGTCTCTGTAATGTCTTCAATAAAACGGCTGTACTCATAGTGCTTGTTAACCAACACTTGGATTTCGGTCTCAGCGTCTGCTTGGATCGTAACTGCGGTTGCAGCTGCTTTCACAGCGGCGTTGCCACGGGTAGGCTTAGGGATGTGCAAGGTGTCGCCCTTTTTGCCCTTGAAGGTCATCTTAGAGACGAGGTTTGCCATAACGAGGTTTTGCTTGTAGGCTGCGATAATTTCGTCAGACCACAATTCTGGGATAAATACACCAGCGTTTGCTTTGGTTACTACACTACTTGCGCCGCCGGGATATGCTGCTGTTGCCATAATAATTTCCTTTTAAAAATGTTTTATTTAACTCGACCTTCGGAATAAGCTCTCATGATTTCATCAGAAAGTGCTTGATACCGATCAGGGTCTCGTCGCATGAGTTCAATGATGTCGGAGCGTCGGTATGTCTTCTTAGAACTCTCTCCAGTGCCTTTGCTGCTTCCGGTACTAGCGGCTTTTATTGCCTGCTTACGGGAAACCTTCTCAACATCAGCGGTCTGTTGTACTACATTTTGTCTTTCTTTCCATGTAGATAACAGTTCACTGGCTGCGTCAAAGTCAAACCGTTGATCAGCACGGACATATAGCTCTTGGCGAACCTTACTGTTCATCACCCAGTCTTGAAACGAACTACTTTGTATAATGTCCGTATAATCAGGATGACTTGCCTTAAGGTTGTTTAAAGCTTCTGCCTTTTGCATTCGGGACGCAAGCTCTTCAGCTTGACGTACCTTAGGGTGCTTATCAATAGCTCTTGCTACAGCTGCCTTGGGATCGTCATAAAAATCGATCTCTTCTTCTTCGACTTTAGGGGCTTGTTGTGAGATGGTTTGGGCGCGAATGTAATCATCTACTACTTTACGAAGTTCTCCAACTTCACTCCCTTGTTTACCCATGGCTCTTTCGGCCTCTTGGTGCATACGAACAATGTCTTTAACAGATTTGTTCTTATACTTCTCAGGAATATCGTCTTCATCTTCGTCTTCGTAAGAATCAGTGGTTTGCTCCTCTAAGGAATCCTCTGTTTCTGTATCGAGGGTGTCGAATTGTTCGTCCTCGGTTGCTTGAGATGTATTCTCGTCTTCATCAATAAATGTTGCCATATTGTACTCCGTGCTCTAAAGCATTGTGGAAAAGAAACTAGTGCTTGTGCGTTAAGCGGCACCTTTTTGTTCTGCTTTAATCTTCTCAGCACGTTTTCGTTCCCATTGCATTGCTGCTCCGGGAAAGTCGCCAGTAACGCCCTCAAGTTTTACCATTGGCGTGCTTATGATTCTCTCAGCAGTTTTGTCACAGATCGGACAGTGGGTTGCCCGGCATTCCGAGTCCACTAATTTGTCTGATAAGTGACCGTCTTCGCAAACAAACTCAAATATCCGTCTAGCCATTATCTTCCTCCAATGCGTCTTCATAACTATTTTTTATGGTAGACTCATAAGAGAGGATACGGTTGACAGCTTCAAGTTGTCCACGTCGATACCACAGTTGTTTCTCGTCTGTAATGGTTAGAATGTCACCAAGAACATCAGCGTTTCCTTTGATGTCCTCAATGAAGTCTTTCCACCCATCTTGAGTAAACAGTTGTAGTAAGTTTTCGTAATAATCTTGTAATTCTTTATTCATCTCTTTGTCCTTTCGTATTAGGAGAGACCCTGTGTATATTATACCACACTTTTACTGTTTTGTCAAGCTTTTTTATTCATCATTTGCATTGTGGCTATACGCTCATTGCTAACAATATCACGTTCTTTTAGCATTAGCTCCGCAATCTTAGCTCGTTTGGCAAACTCATCCTCATCTGCATTACCTTCTTGAAGGTTAGTAGAGAGGGCTGCTGCCAGTTTAGCTTTGACCACTTCTGGCTCCAGTTGAGCCTCTATAGCGTACTTTTGTGCCTTAGCCTGTGTTTCAGCCACCTGAGCCTGCAAAAGCTGCATCTGTAGCTGTGCCGTCTGCATCTGCATTTGCATCTGTTGTTGCTGCATTTGCTGCTGCTCAGGGTTAGGCTGCGAGGCTTGATTCATTTGAGCCATTAGCTCCTCACGGTTAGATATGCCCATGTTATCCACAACAGCTGAGATCAGCATGGGGTAGATGGGGTTATCTTGGCCTACGGTCTGCAAGAGTTGTACAAGTTGTGTTACCTCATATTCACGAGCAATAACACCCAATGATGATGAAGGTATAAACTTATAATCGCTAACGGGATAATTATCTGGATCAAATTGCATGTACCTCCACGCTGTCTTCTCAATCATGGGGATTAGGAAGGATTCTTGGAAGTTAATCAAGGTACGCTTATGACGCTTGATAATTGCACCCAAAGACATGGATACAGCCCCTGCTGCTGCTTCACC